AGGCCTTCAAGGAGATCATCCCCGGCCAGGAAGAGCAGGCCGCCGAGTACGTCGAACGTGAATTCCTGCGACTGATGGAGCTGTGACATGGCCTACGCCGATCCGCTGCGCCTGCGGGTGCTCACCCGCCTGACCGAAGAGCTGCAAGCCATCACCCCGGCCAATGGGTACCGACACGACCTGAGCCGGGCGGTGTACCGCGGCCGGGACGTGTTCGATCGCAACGACCCGGTGCCGATGGTCTCGATCCTGGAGTCGATCCTGGAGAAGGATCAGCTGCAGGCGCCGCTGGGCGGCTCGTCGAAGGCAGGCCCTTGGGAGCTGCTGATCCAGGGCTGGGCTGAGGATGACAAGGAAAACCCCACCGACCCCGGCTACCATCTGCTGGCGGAGGTGCAGAAGCGTTTGGTCGAGATGACACGAATGCCGTTCGAGGACCCGAACCGGCGAGGCTGTGACATCCTGCAAATGGGCGGTATAATTACCGCGCTGAGGTTCAGCCGGGGCGTCGTTCGACCACCCGATGAGGCGTCGTACAAAGCCTATTTCTGGCTGAAGGTGGAACTAGATCTGGTCGAGAACCTGCTAGAACCATACGCTTGACTTACCATTCAACTGATGGTTTTAAATTCAACAAAGAGGTGACACATGGCTGGTTCGGAAGACAGGATCAACAACTACACGCTGGGTCGAGGGGAAGTGCACTTCGGCCAGTACAAACCCGGCACCACCGTACCTGGCGGTGAGCGCTACCTGGGTAACAGCCCGGAGCTGAGCTACAGCGCCAGCCAGGAAACGCTGGACCACTGGAACAGCGACCGCGGGATCAAGGTGAAAGATGCCTCGGTGACCCTGCAGCAGGACTACTCCGGTGGCCTGTCGCTCGACGACATCGACATGAAGAACCTGGCGATGTTCTTCCTCGGCGAAGCTGCCACCCTGACCGTTGCCAGCCGCACCGTTGCAGCCGAGCCGATCCAAGGCGTCGAGCGCGGTCTGTCGTACCAGCTGGGCACCAGCCCCACTGACCCGGCCGGCGTCCGCCAGGTGTCGGCGGTGACCATCACCAACAGCACCGTTGCTGCCAACGTGCCGGTTGCGGGTGTCGACTACGTGCTCGATGCGGTCCGTGGCCGTCTGACGATCCTGGAAAGCGCCACCAAGATCGCTAACGGCGACAATCTGTCGATCGCCTACACCGTCGACGCCAGCACCCGCGACCGCGTGATCTCGAAGTCGATGACCATCGAGGGCTCGCTGCGCTACCTGGCGAACAACCCGGCCGGCAAGAACATCGACTACTACATGCCGCGCGTGCGCCTGACCCCCAATGGCGACTTCAACCTCAAGGGTGACGACTGGCAGGTCCTGCCGTTCACCATCGAGATCCTGAAGAAGGGTGCCCTGGAAGCGATCTACGCCGACGGCCAGCCCTACAAGCCTGCATAATCGAAGGAAGCCCTCATGGCCCTGAAGGATATTCAAATCCCGACGGTCGAAGTTCAGGTTGGCTCGGGCAGCTTTGCTGTCCGGGCCTTGAACCTCACCGACATCGAGCACCTGATCCGCCAGCACGGCGAGGATCTGCGTGGCTTGTTCAAAGAATTCATCACCGACGCCCAGAAAGGCAGCACCGAGCTGTCCGACTTCGCGCCGATCCTGCAGCAGATCGTGACTCGCGCGCCTGCGCTGATCCTCGACGTGGTGGCCCTGGCCGCCGATGCCGACGAGGACGACCGTAACAAGCTGTCCAAGCTCGGTGCCGGTGTGCACCTCGACGCCCTTGGCAAGATCTTCACCATCACCCTGAGCACCGAAGGTGACCTGGGAAAAGCGATGGAGACGGTGATCAAGGTCCTCGGGAGCGTGAACGGCGGAATGGGCGAACTGCTGGCCGCGAAAGCAAGCCAGTAACGCTCGACAGCTGGGTCTGGGGCATCCGGCGGCAGGTCAGCCTGCTGCTGGCCAACGGTCACCACGACGCAGCGAAGTACCCGATCCACAAGGTGTGGGAGGAGTCTGACCTGGTCACCAGCCGCTTGAACCAGGTCATGGCGACCGAAACCCTGCTGCTCCAGATGGCCGTCTCCTCGCTGTTCAACAAAGAGGCCGGACGCGACTTCCAGAAAATTATCAAGAGACTGACCGATGGCGGCGAAGGGTGATGTAGAACTCATTATCAGGGCAAAGAACGAGGCCACCAAAAACCTCGATCAGATCAATAAGTCCCTGAAAGACCTGTCCGACCAACAGAAGATTGTTGGCGACAGCGCCGGCAAGGCGGATGACCAGCTCTCTCGCCTCGGCCTGGAGCTGGCCAAACTCCGTACCAACGCGCAAAACCTGAAGGCTCTGTCAACGGTCGGTGACGTCGTGGACAAGGCTGCGTTGGCGTTGGAGCGTCAGCGTCAGGCGGCTCGCGAAGCCAGTGATGAGCTCACCCGCGTCTCCCAGCGTCAACGTGACCTTGGTAGCGCCAGCGCCGAGATGAACACCTCCCTGAAGGCTGCGACCCAAGAGGTCCGGCAGCAGGATGCTGCACTGACGGC